GGGATGAAATGATTCCAGTTCTAGCAGGAACTGCTCTAGGTGTCCCAATCATTCTTGAGTATTTCAAAGAAGACCCAGACGCTGAAGGAATTGCAAAGTGGAAGAAGACCTACATCACTAAGAACAAGAAACTCTACGAAGCACATAAACCTATTTGGGATGCATGGATGGAAAAACACAAGGAGGTTCTTGAAAAACGCAAGGTCTATGCGAAACTTGAATGGCAAGCAGGTGTTATGAAACCGACCGATAAGGTTCTTGACAATCACTACATTCAATTACGACAATCTGGAATCCGAGTTAAGAATGCAACTGACTTTCCAACATTAGTTGCGATTGTTCAAACTTCAATTGTAGGATCCAAAGCAAGATACATTACACCTCGCGAGTGCGCTCGTCTTCAAAGTTTTCCTGAAGAGCATATTCTTCCTGAAAAAGATGCAGTTGCGTATCGTCAATTAGGGAATTCAGTGAATGTCAATGTAGTCGAACATGTTGCGAGACATCTTTTAAAACAGATTTAAGTTTGCCAAATAAGTAATTCTTAAACACAATGGCGTATAAATCTAAAACAATCTCAATCAATCTGTTAGACAAACTCATCCAGTTGAGTGTACCATTTGATGATGACTCACTCAAACGTATTAATCATTTTCTTCCTCACAATCATTGGACCGATATTAAACCAATTTATGTTTCAATAGTGGATGCATTCGTTCTCTTTGAAAAAATAATTGAAGGAACTGAGTATTTACAAGCAAAACGTGACCGATTTGTAGGGCATTTATGTGGATATGGTTATGGAACCTATGATGAACTCTCTAGTGTTTTGTTAGAACATAGGCTCGGTTAATTCCAGTCAACTCTGCAGTGATGTGGAATAACGCCCCTGCGAGGAACACCGTGATCCACTTGGAGAATCCCGCTTTTTCAGTGACCCAGAAGACAGGTAATAAGAACAAACCAACAAGAACTGCTTCAAATAGGAAATACATTTACTATTTAAAATGGAATTATTTTTTTGATGACAATGGAAACCATATACAATGGACCAAACTGTTTCTAAAGCACTAACTGAACTGAACTTTCCCGATATGAAGTATGAAATTACAAAAGAGTTTCATAGATGGTTGATACGATTGACGCAAACTGAAGAAGTTGAAATATTGATTGAATTCATGTGGCAAGATGGTGGATGGATAGGATCTGTATTAGAACATACAGGTATGAAGCATTCTACTAAAGCGTTAATTATGAACACCTTGATGAAGCATCTGGAGGTTGATTCTACAGTTGATTAAAAATCACACATGAAATCAATGAAGCGTATCACCTATAGTGTGGTCGTAGATCCAGATGTGGATTTTTCTTTGAAAGACTTTGAAACCGATGTAGCAATCTGTTTAGCGGATCCAAATGGGTGGGAATCTAAAGGGTATCGTTTTTTTCAAGTAAAGAGGAATCCTCAAGTTGTGATTCATCTTTCATCAAAGACAGGTCTTCGCAAGGCAGGATGTGATGACACCTTGTCTTGTGCAGAGTTAGGAGGAAAGCAAATGAGAATCAATGTAGAGAATTGGAAACATGGATCTGCAAAGAGCGGTCAAGATTTGAATGGATATCGTCAGTACGTTATCTCACACGAAATCGGTCATATCCTTGGTCATGACCACGTAAAATGTCCTGGGAAGGGTCATCTGGCGCCGATAATGATCCAACAGACCTTAGGACTTCACGGGTGCCTTCCGAATACAAACGTGTAGTGGGTTCCTCTTTTCGGAAACTTGTTTTAGGATTCATCAAGATCCAAGCAATACAAAGAACTAAGCAAACGACTATCAACTTGATCATTATACTTAGTGGTTTAGTGTTTAGTTGGTGAAAGGAAGCAACTTTAGTTGCTGTAGGCGAGTCCACCCATTCCGGACATGACTCGGAAGATGTTGTAGTTCACTGCATACATTCTGAAGTTGAAGGGTGTTGACTTAGTGGGTTTTGCAACACCTGAGGTTGAGACACTGTCGAACACAAGAGTGGTTGTGTCAATGCGTGAAAAGTTACAGGTTCCACTTGGTTGATGTTCCTCAGGTTGGAGTGCGAATGAATACACGTTGATTGGGTTGCTATGAGGAGCATAGTTAACGTTAGGTAGCGTGAATGTAATGCTTAGACCTGTACCATCTATAGTAGCAGGTTCGCTGAGCTGATAGGTTCCTGCACCACCCGAACCAGTTCCAAATGCAGTAATAATAGTTCCTGGAGCAATACCTGTTCCTGAAACAGTTGCACCCTCAACTATGTAAGGTGGTGGTGAGTTTGTTCCTGTAGATACAGCGCCTGAAGTGAGTACATCTCCAGTAACACTACATGTAGATGTTACAGTTGATGCTGTTGGTGCTGTCACCTGTGCACGAATTGGCCAGAAAGCACCTCCTGTGTGGTGTTGGTAAGGTTGAACCTTCCAGAAATAATCACCATATCGCTCGTCAAATCGATCCTGACCGTTGATTTGAAGACGGGCGCGATTGACAATATCATCGTAACTGAAGGGTTGAGTGAATCCAATGTTCTTAGTCAAGTCAGATCCACAATCTGTCTTACGGGCGTCCTGGAAGACCCACACCAACTCCTTAACAGGGTGATTCAACGTCAAGTCAATTCGGGCACTTGATGTTGTGAGTGTTTGTTGAAGACCGAACTGGAGTTGGTCAATCAAATACTCATGAGACTGTTGAGCAAATCGGCGACGCTCATCGACATCCAAATAGACGTAGTCTACATAGAGTGACATGTCCTTCAATTGAGGCAAGTTTCCGGCTGCAGTTGAAACACTTCCGGCAGTTCCGGCAGTTCCAGAAACCAAATCAGTTGCAGGGTTCAATGTCACATTGATGCGGACCTCGTGATACTGGAGGGCAATCAATGGCAATGCAAGACCTGGGTTTCTACAGAACCAGAATTGGAGAGGAATGTAGAGAATCGCTGGGCGACCTCCGCAAGAGACTGCAGTTGTCTCTGTACCTCCAAGGTATCCACCCAACATACTGTCTAACTTGACGGAGTTGTCAAATCCAGAGGTCAAGTTCTCCCACAAGAACAACCATTCACCGTAGTGAGTGTCAATGATCTGTCCACCAATCTCGACCTCAATCTTCTTGAGGAGTTGGTAGCCAAGACGACGCTCAAATGCGGCTGTCCACTTGACGTTTGCAGTATATGTGTCTGGGAGTTGGACCTCCAAATAGGTCTTGTACATCAAGTCCGCATTACGGTTGATGACTGCAACTACACGTTGACCATACTGAGGGGCACCCGTGAAGTTCACACGGAACGCCTCCATGGCAAAGTTCGTATGACGCTTGTAGAGGACCTTCCAGAAGGTAATGTGAGGATTTCCAGTGATATAAGCGTCCTGAGCACCATATGCAACGAGTTGTAGAAGACCACCGCCCATTATGTTTATTCTTTGCGAGGATATATTCTTCTGAGTTTGACACAATGGCAAGACTTAATCAAACAAGAAGGTTTTGCAAATGTATTAAGAAAGTGGGAAAGACCTTTCGCAATGAAAAAGGACCCATCGCGGTCTGTGTTAAATCTGTATTATGGACACAAGGGCGAACACTCAAACGATTCAAATGTGGACGAAACGCTAGAGTCATTACCCAGAAGAGAAAGTAACTCCAAATCCTTCAAGCGCTTGTTTTGCAGCAAGTTGTTCTGCTTTCTTACGAGTGGTTCCTTCACCAAACTGTTTCATAGTTCCATTATTATACAATACTTCTACTGAAATGAGTTGATTTGGTGATGCAATCATAGTATACGTAGGAGTTGTTCCAAACTCACGCTGACAATACTTCTGAAAGATATCCTTGTAGTTGGTGATAGTAGTGACAACATCCTGGATGTCCAAATAGGCTTCCAGAACGTTGGTGACGAATGAATAGACAATATTGAATCGGTTTCCGCAATCCGTCCATAGCGCGCCAATAAAAGCTTCAAATATGTCTCCCAGTTTTTGTATGTTTCGTCGTCCATTAATAGCCACAGACTCCTCGTTGTGCCTAGAAATGACATAGAATGTATCAAGTCCGACTTTTTGACATAAGGCGCCGATTCGCTCGTTGTTAACAAGTTCCTTGCGAGCGTCTGTGAGAAAACCCTGCTTCTTGTCAGGGTATTTTCGTCGTAGATAGGTTGCAACACACACTCCAAGGACTGAGTCTCCTTCAAATTCGAGACATTCATAGGATTCATCTTGGAGGGGCATGACACCAGAGGGACACGGAGCAAGAGACGCCGGTCGTCCATCGGGTGTAGTATATTCAGATCGTTTGACATAGGTTGTATGAACCATTGAGGTTTGAAAGACTCTGGGATTTGAGACGCGATAATGAGGCAAACCATGGCGATGTAAGATACGGTGGATATCCTTCTCTGTAAAGAATCGATTGCGTGCATTGTAAGGTGAGTAGACATCGGTCATTATAGATTGTAGTTTCTATCCAATCTTTTATCCGTTTTTCTACACAATGGGAAGCGCTCAGTCCATGGCATACACAGAAGAACCAGATCCGTTACCTAAACAAGAAGTCGCTAAACCGATTGAACTCTCAAATGTTCGCTATAATACTCCGTGGAAACGTGATATGGCAGTCGGACTTGTATTCTTCAACCCTGCAAAGTCCAAGCGGATGGTGATGAACTACTTCTACACGATTGAAAAACTAAAACTTGCAAATATTCCTTATTACACTTTGGAATTAGTCTTTGATAAGCAAGAACCCGAACTTGCAGATGCATTTCATGTGTGGAGTAAATCCATCCTCTTTCACAAGGAGAATCTTTGTACCATTCTTGAATCCAAGATTCCATGGTGGTTTTCCAAAGTGTTGTTCTTGGATGCTGACGTAATTTTTGGCAATCCTCACTGGTATTGTGAAGTCTCAGACGCCCTCAATAAAAACGATGTAGTTCAACCCTTTACTTCTGCAGTGTGGATGGACATCACGTATACAAAAATCATGCAAGAACGATCATCCGTTCTCTACATGAACCGTAGTAAAACATTCGATCATAAGTTTCATCCAGGATTTGCGTGGGCGTTCCGTCGCAAATGGTTTCGCAAAGTAGGATTCTTTGAATATGGAATCACAGGAAGTGGAGATACACTTTCCGCAGCCGCATGGTTAGATGTTAAGTTTCCAACAACCTATCTCAAACCTGCATTGATTCCTGCATTCAAAGAGTTCTCCAGTCTTCCAAAACCTCGTATTGCATGTATCTCGGGTTCAGTCTATCATTTATGGCATGGAACACATGTCAATCGCAGATATGTTGATAGACATGCAATCTTAGATGGAATTCGTGATGTGAGAACAATTCTGCGACCCAACTGGCATGGTGTATTGGAATTCAGTGTTCGTGGAATGTCGGAAAAACTTCACGCTTACTTCCTTCAGCGAGAAGATGATGGGATTTAGGAACTTCACATGGAACTTCAGTAAATTTCAAACCTAACCCACTTACTATACCTTTTTCAAATGTATATTCGGGATCAGGATCATACACCCGACCAATCAAATTAAAACTTTTCAATTTTCCCATATATTTTCCATCGTGACTCCAACATTTACCGTCTCCTACCTTAAGTATTGAACTCATTTGTCAAGTATACAGTTTAAACTGAAAGTTCCATTTTCAATGGGATTTAAAAATATTGTGTTGTTGAGTATCATATCATATTGATGGTGAAGCCTTTGTATACTTTGGCTACCCGTCTCTTGAGCACGAATGGTTCGTTGGTGTGCATGATTTCGCGTATCCAAAAAGGGTTCCTTCCTCATCAAAGTTTGGATGAAGCTAAACAACAACTCGCAGAAATTCAGCAAACTCTAAAGGAGATTGAAGAAAGTCTTAAGAATGACTCTCAATCCCGCTTTGTCGCAACTTTAAGCTCAAAACCGTAATCAGTTTCCACCATCTTCTCATCTTGACGTTTAATAATTTCTTCCATTAACGCCTCACTTTGCTGAGGCACAAGTTCTTCTAAGTAACTTTTCAGTTCCTTCTTGGAGAGCGTCCAACCCTTTTTCCACTGGTTTGGACGTTTTACAGAAAAGACCATTCCTGAACTAGTCAATTTAATGCTCTCAGGTAGTTCCTCACGAGAGGTAGCGTACAATGCTGCCAAGTCTAGTTCAACTGTTCGGCGTTCATCACGAAGAGTAGATGCACGAGAGTTGACTTCATTAAGTTTTCGGGTAATATCCGCATATGTAGAGAGGATTGGTTTAAGAGCGTCCATAGTATGGATTATACTATCTTCACTTAATAGTATTCCATTTTAAACAAGGAATGTCTTGGTTGGATGTTGAAGAAATTGAACGACTCCGTGTAGTGTATAATAAAGAACATCCAAAGGAATCACCAGTTCCTAAAGGAACTTCTGAAGAAATGTGGATAAATATTCAACATCGTCTTCAAGATCAATGCGCAACAGGATCTGCAGAATGTATTGTCACGTCGCTGATGAAAAGACCCAAGGCACCCAAAGAATGGTCTGTGAACCGATATGAATGGTTATCGTCAGACGATATTGATCGTGTTGAAAAGAACTTTACAAACTTGTTTCCCAAATACTTTTTCGTAGGATGTATTCCGATTGACTTTGATTTGAAATCGGAAACCAATCAATGTATTGTAAGTGCATTATGTTCCATGAATCTTGTAGAACTGTCAGAGAAATATGACCAAATTGGTATTGTTTTTAATACAGATCCACACGATGGTCCAGGTGAACATTGGATTGCTTTGTTCTGTGACATTCGTCCACAGTTAGAGTATCCACGCATCACCTATTTTGATTCGTATGCACACCAACCTGAACCTGAAATCAAAAAGTTAATGAGACGATGGAAGTCTCAATGGGACGCTACGGGCAAATCAAAACCTATGAAGATGACCTTCAATGCAACACGTCATCAATTCAAGGATTCTGAATGTGGAATGTATTGTTTGTATTTCCACCAAGCGTGTTTAATGGAAATTCCTATGAAAGAGCG